GCCAGGAGAAGAACGCACCGACTTCATCGATTTAATCTATGATCAGTACAAGCATAGTAAACGACATTTATATCCTAAAAGTGAGGTTCGAAAATTTTATGACTTGCTCTCCAAGCTTGTTAAAACTTTTGGGCATTAAATTGGCTATGGAACTTACAAGCCATAAATCCCAAGCAGAACAAAGATTATTTCAGGCCATCATTGTGCAAGCACTTGAAGATGCTACAAATCCATCTGCATTTAAAAAAGAAACTTATTGGAAAGAGGACGCTTATAAGTGGTTTTATAATAATTCTAAAGATTTTCAGGAAGTTTGTTGGTCTGCTGATATGGATCCTGAGATGGTAAGGGGTGAGTTTATGAAGTTAATTAAAGTTGGTAAAATTGTATTTAGTAAAATACAGACTCATTGGTTAAATTATAGAGAGTTATATAGATTGTATCGAGAGGCTAGAACTAAAGAGGAGAGAAGGGAAATTAAGAAAAAAATTGTAAAAGAAAATTTAAAAAGGCTGCAGTAGTCATGGTGGTCTGTGAAATTTAACTCCTGGGGCTAGCAAGAGAGCAAAAAAAGTAGCCCCAAGAGACAACACTAATATAGATTCTATGAAAAAATCCATGTGTTCAGTCTACAGTAATAGTTGGTGTAGGTCAAAGCAAAACGGCCACCGGAAACCGAACCAAGTAAATAGCCCCCGATAGCCGTATTCATTTAATCAATTCATTTTTCTATATATAGATATTCTAGAGTAATTAAAATAAAAAAGTGCTCAGAGGGTAAAAGAGGTGTATCTGGTGTATCCGAAGAAGAATAATGCTTATATATCAATACTTTAAGTGTGTTTTTATGGTGTATCTATGGTGTATCTATGGTGTATCTGGGATACACCACTCTTGCGGGAACGCAATCAGTTGGTTGTAGGGATATAGTCATTACTCTGAAAAATCTATATAGTAAAAATATTATGATGAAAAAATTAATATTCAATACTGCTAAAGAGGGCTTTCGTAAAATGTATAGACAACACAAAGCCGAAGTCAGAGCACAAAAACGAGCAAAAAAACGTGGGTTTTCTAAAGGTGTAGAACCTTATGATTTAAAAAAACGTGCATTAAAAAAATCAATTAGATCTACAAAATTTATGAGTAAGGCAGACTATTTGAAAATGCCAAAACTTAAAAGTTTGCCAAGAGGTGGTAAGCCACAAATTTTTGGTAAAGCATATGCATCAGATAAAAAAGGTAAATCCATGAATATAACTTTACCTAAAAAAGAAAGAGCAGCTATCCAAGAGGGCATATCCCAGTCAGTAAGAAAGTTTTTGTCAGAAAGAATTGGACGTAAAGCTAAAGGTGGTATATTTAAAGCTAAACGAGGACGATTCATTTAATTTTAAAATGAAAAAAAACGCATTAAAAACTGAGCACGAGTTGACTCCAAAACAAAGAATGTTTGTGGAGATCCTGGTGCAGGAGCATGGGAATATTACACAAGCTGAAGCACTTAAGCGTGCAGGATACGAAAGTAAAAGTGTTGAGACTGCAAGATCTCATGCATCACAATTATTAAATAGAAAAGTTAATCCTCACATTGCAAAATACTATGACAAAAGATTTGATCAAGAAGTAAAAAAATATGAAAGTGATAACCTAAGAAGATATAAAAGATTAGAACGAATTGCTAATTCAGCAGAAAAAGAAAAACAATATGCTGCTGCAATCAACGCGGAGTACAGGTCTGGACAATTGGCTGGTGCTTATGTTGATAGAAAAGAAGTTACAGTAACTGGTCTGGAGGGTATGTCACGTGAACAACTTGAAAAGAAATTGGAAGAGTTATCGAATAAGATCGATGGCTACAACGCCAAAACGATTGAAGTTAAGTCAGAAGACGCTACATCAATTGAAGGAAGCTAGTTGGTCTGAATGGTTAGATGCTTTTAACCAAGTACATAACTCTACAATGTTTACTCAAGTTGGTAAAATAAAGGTAGAGATCGATGAATAGAAAAAAGATTGCAATGCCTAAAAAGGTAAAACAAGAAATAGATAAATATCCAATGGTCTCAGTAGAATGGTTCGACATTGTTTCGGACAGCTCATGGAGTAGTTTTTCTGATGTGAAGAAAGCAAAGTTAGCTACCTGCATCACCAAAGGTCATCTCCTAAGTCAAGCAAAAGGTGTGACTAGAATATTTGGCGATTACTCATATAACGATAATAAAACTGAAATTGAAACTATTGGAAATACTACTTTGATTCCTAATTCAGTGATTAAGGAAATAAAAAAACTTAGTTAATTATGGCTAGTAAAAACAGAGAAAGTTTGTTGTGGCAGAAAGTAAAAAAAGCACTTAGTGAATCCTTTCTTACTCGCATAGAATCTAGCACAATTAATGGAATTCCTGATGTACACGGTGTTCATAAACATGGAGTTTATTGGATAGAACTTAAATCAGATGATCTCAGTTATCCTAAGCTAAACAAGTGGCAAATTGTTTGGATAAATAGATATATCAAAGCTGGTGGTGTGGTTTTTATCTTGAAAGAGACCCCCTCGCAGAGACTCTTAGAACTCTACAGGCCGTTGTCCGTTTTCACTGATCCTCGGTCTCTCGTTCCTCGTTTCTCGTTCTCGGCCACCGGTCAGTGGTTACAGCTGCAGGACCTGCTGGTTCAGGAACTGGGAGCTCAGGCAGCGTGATCCTCGTTCTCGTTTCCAGGCCACTGTTTTTTACCTCTTAGTTAGCAGTGGCCCGGTAACGGGACCGGAGCTGCTGGATCTCGTTCTCGTTCTCGGGCGAAGCTCGTTTTTCGTTCTCGTTCAGCTAATGAACTGGCATCCTTCGCAGCGTACCATCAGGAGCTGCAGGATCCAGGTGAAGTTCCACTTGACATCTATCCCATGAAGTCTTATATCTGAAGAATGGCAGTAGATTTTGACGCTTTAGATCTCGTTCGTTCTCGGAATAAATCTCGGGCATACAACAGGAAACTAGATGAGCTCCAGCAGCAGGTAACCAGTCTCCAGGAGCTGGTAGAAGCTGTGGTACGGGAACTACCTGAAGATAAGAAATGGTCGTTTGAAGAACGATTAAAGAAAATAAAAAAAAGCTCTTGACATATATCCCATCAGGTCTTATGTAAGGTCTGCAACTTTAAGACAGCACGCACTGCTGGTTGCCGTGTTCGATTGTGGGGCTGTACTACACGTTAAATTGGGAAACCCTCAACGTGGCCACGTCAGGAGGTAACCGTAAGGTGTAAACTTCGGTGGCCATTACCAGATGCGATAAAGGAAGAAGGATAAGTAGCAATTGAACCGCGCCTCGCTGGTAACAACATTAGGAGAGCAATGATAATTATATACACAACAATTATTTATCTGGCCATCATGTTTGGTTCAGGGATCATTTCATTAAACATATAAGGAGGAGAAGATGAAGACAACACTTAAGAAGCTCGTGGAAGATATCAATGCGGAGAATGCACCACCTGGTGGTTGGTCCTCGCG